TCGCTCGTTGAGAAGGTGAATACTGCTGCTCGGTTGCTGCCACGTTCCCCCAGACCGTACACCCGCCAGTAGTCCTCGTCCGTAAACTGGAGGCGTTCAATTTCGTCAATGATGACGGCATCCAGAAAGGGGTTGTCTTTGTAGGTTGTTTGGTAGAAGTCACAATCGTCACGGGTCAATACCTTGTCGTAGATCCAGTGGAAGGAATCCGAGGGGTTGTAGTCGAGAATGATTTTGCCGTCCGTTCGGAAGATAAGCTGCTGCCAGTCCTCGAAGAACAGTTCGTTCGCCTCGTTGATGTACAATAGGTTCCGTTTCCGTCCCCGAATCTTTTGGGGTTGATCGAGGGAGATGAACTCCACGAGGTTACCATTCAACTGATATTCGTGGTTGGACATATTGTGGTTTTCTTCCCGATACAGGTCGTGCGCTCGCAGGATGTCGATGAAGTCACGCATCACAGACGCACGCAAAGAGGGGAAGGTCTTTCGGCAGACCGTGACCACCTTGTCCCTGTTGTTTGCACAATAATGAAAAATAACCCAGAGCAGGATGTTGTATGTCTTCCCGCTCCGAGTGCCTCCCTGCTCTACTGTGATTCGCTTGTCGCTCCGCAGTAGGTGGGCAAATACCTTATTCGTTCGTATCTCCGACAATGGTGACCTTGAAGGATTTGTCTGCGTGGTGTTCTATCTCCTGCCGTTCTACATAGCCACGGCTCTTGCCCTTTGTCTTTAAGTAGAAGATGGTGGAGGTTGGGTTGCCGTCCTTTATCTGGTTGTGCAAGGAGGACTCCGCAAAGTCAATAGCCATATCTGCGATAGCGTCTACCTCTTGCTTGTACTTGGGGTCTTCACGGTACCATTCGTAGTGGGTGTTGCGGCTGATGCCTACCACCCGTGCCGCAGTAGACACAATACCAAGCGACTTTTCGAGGGCTTCAATCATTGCCCTTTTTGTAATGTCCGTTTTAGTACTCATTCTCCAGAGATATTGAGTTCGTTTGTAGGATGTTGCGGAATACGGACTGCGCTTGTTTCCAAAGGATTAGCTCGTATTCGTGCTTGGATTCCTGCACCATTGTATGCAAGAACAGTTCGGTCTCCCATAGGGAGTTCCAAGCGTCCTCGGATCGGACTGCTCTCTTGAAGATGGCCTCCTGTTCGTGGGTCTCCACCTTGTATGTGAGTGTTGCTTTCATTTTAGGTAGTTGTAGTATGAAATGCTTTCGTTTATTGTTTGGATGTCGCTTGCTTTTTGGGCTGCCTGCATTGCAAAGATACCATCTGCTTCGTATACGTCGGTGAATTTCAGTTGCTTGGCGATTTTATACTTGACCATAAAGGAAGCCATATCGATATTGCCTATCTGTGGCTGGTCTGTTGCTCGTAGTCGGACGGTGCCGTCCTTGTTCTCTTGCCCCCACGTGACCATATCTGCGGTGCTTCCTTGGATGTGTTCGTACCAGTTGGGGTGGATGAGGTTGTCATCGTCGAGAAAGAGGATGTAATCGTCTGGCTTGGCCTTTAGGCGGGAGAGCATTTCGTTCCGTACAGGATGACCCCAGCTGCCAGTGAATTGAGACGTATACCATTTGCCTCTTGATTGTACGCCTGTTGATTTATCAAAGGCCACCTTCCAGCTGCATTTGGGTGGAATGCTTGGGGCTATCATCACAAGGTTCCACGGACGAGAGCAGGGCGTGAGGATGTGTATCATTTGAGGCGGATGTAGTTCACGCAATCGTTGAAGGCGTCATCGTTCATCTCCTCGCTCTGGTACTCCAAAAAGAAGTCCTTTCCCTTTCGTCTGTACACCTCGTAATGGTGAAGCATAATGCCCGCCATCGATACGTTGATACGCATAATGTAGTAGGAACCGATGACGGTGTCAAGGGAGAATCCGTGATAGGTACTGTAAGTGGATTTCATATAGGTACTCTTTTGAAAGTTTAGTGCCAAAGTCGGCTTCGTGGTGGCAAGGTCGGCATACCGCCATCAGATTCTCGATTGTGTCTCGGCTCTTGCTCCCTCCCATCCCTCGTGGTTGAATGTGATGGATGTCAACCGCACGGCCTCCACACACCTCGCAAGGAACGAACTCCACGGGCGATAGCCCTGTGGCATCAAAGTAGACCTTCTTGTGTTTGACCATAACGCTCACCTAAATAAACCGCTCCGATGACTTTTGTGATGCGGAACTCCGTTGCCGCCTGCAAGTCGTAGCGGTCTTTGATTTGTTGAATGCACTCCTCATCTGTAACTACCGAGCGGTACTGCTCCCATCTGGAGGAAGCCCAGACCTTTTTCGTGTGCTTCTTTTTGCTCTTGGTGTACGACACCTCCAAGTCCAGCATCCAAATCGCATTACTCATTTTCGGCTCTTGCTATTTCGGACGCCTTGTCTTCGTACCATTGTGCTTTGAGGATGTCCTGCTCGATTGGATTGTTTGGTTTGCGGCCTGCTCGCATTCGGTATTTGAAGGCGTTGATTTCGCAATAGGCAATGAAGGCCGCTGGCCCCCATATGTCAAGCATCATCTCCCATACCTCTTTGTTATTTTGCTTATAGTGATCGGGTCTGACTTCGCTCATTTGGTATTGAATTTTTCGTTGTAGTAATTAAGGGAGGGCCAGTATGCCCAGTCATCTGGGTCGGGGATAGCGCAACGATAGGCGTCCATTATTTCCGTGCGATGCTTCTCTCTTGCTTTATCAACGATAAACTTGAATGATATATCAAAGTCCTCCTTGCTCATCACTCCTTCGATAAGGTATTCAATGATGACCTTTAAGTTCTCCTCTATCATTTGGATGCTGCTCATTCTATATTCAAATTATTGGATTGTAAAAGCGTTCGGAGGTCTTCTCTGACTTGGTCGTAGCAACTGTACTCGCACTCGTTCAGCATCCCGTGCTTCATTTTACCTCGCAGGTCTTGGTCTAACTTCCAGAGGACGTGCTTGTACATCCCCCCGTTGGTCACATCGCTGAACTCTTGCTCGTCATCGGGCAAATTGAACTCAAGAATCGCTTTCATAAAGTAAAGAATAATTTACCTACCATTGCAGCAAGGCCACCAACCAAAGTGTACACAACGTCCCAAACGCTATCGTTGTAGTCCCTACGACCGTCGAGCAAGATTCCTTTTAATTCTCTGCCGAATGCTGCTGCGATAAGAATCGGCCAGCTACCCGTAACGGCAAGGATTGCCATCCCCGCCCAGAAGTGTGCGATATGGTCTATTTTCATTTCTCTTTGGTGTTAAAGGTTTCGTTGTAGTATTGTTCAAAGTCCATCTCAACTGATGCTCCACCAATTTTAGGCAATCGGTCTAAATATTGAGTAAATGAATGGTAAGACTCTACTGCTCTATTTTTAATCTGCTCCTTCTCCATTTCTTTGGCTTGGTCTCTAAGTTTAAGCATACCACCCAAAAACTCTTCTTGGTTCACATATCCTCTTTTCAATAACTCTATCTGATTAAATGTTTTTTCCGTATACCATTCTATTGCTGTCTGTTTCATAACTTTTCTATTTCTTGTTTTACTTCCCCCCAATATAAAAAGTGTGCATCTGTTTGAATAAAATGATTTTCTTCATTCAATACCTCATCCACTGCAATCAATGCACATTGTTTGCATTCATACCAACTCAATGTTTGGCCTTCTTTATTAATTCCAAAGGTGTAATATTTTCTTACTAATTCCTCCGCCTTCTCTTTTGGTGTCATTTCTCGTTGGTGTTAAAGGTTTCGTTGTAATACTCCCGTTTCTCAACTAACATCCAAGTATTTTCGTCCCATTCAGTATGTGAACCAGCCTCATAAGCGTCCATAATCACCTCTTTCTCTTTCTCAAGTAATGATTTTACTTTTTGCTCAATCATTATAGGCCAATCTAAATCCATTGGTAAGGTTGCTCGAACCCACTCCAACATTTCTTGCATTGGTGTTTTCATTTCTCTTTGGTGTTAAAGGTTTCCCAGTAATAATCGCACTTGCCGTTCCGAATTGGAACCTCAACAAACATCGATTGATACGTTCCCATTGGGGCGGTGAATCGGTAGCACGTTTGCTTCAAGGCACAAACTTCGCCCGTGCATTTGGTAATGTCAGTCATTTTGTAAGCATTAAAGTTGACCGATGATGGTATAACTGTCAAGCTCGGGGTTGTCATTGCCGAGGAAGAACTCCTTGTATAGTTCAATCGCCTCGTGCGCTTTGCGCTCACCTTCCGCTACGAACTCTGGAGAGACCGTGTAAATCCCAATATCAAGGGACGCTTTGTCAATGGCGATGAAGATGAACTTGTCAATCGGCACCCCAAAGAGGCGGGTGTAGATGAACGCCTGCAAGTCGTATCCGTACTTCTTTGCGGAGTAAGGAAACGCACGAAGGTCGGTAGTGGTCTTAAGGTCGGCAATGAAGCCGCTCGTGTAGATGTCCGCCTTTGCACGGAAGGGCAGCCCCTCAATCATTCCCACTTGGGGAACCTCGTACTCGCAGTCATTCACATAGTCCATCACCTGTTCGTTGCGCAGTAGTGCGTTGGCGATTCGCTCGGCTTCGCTGAACTCCTTTGCCGTGATGATTTTGGCTCCTGTTTTCTTCGCCTCTTGCCACGTCTTCGTGTTTTTGCTTTGCACGTCAATGACCTCGTAGTCCTTC